TGCTAAATAGCAATATCCATCTTGAGGTATTATGCTTTTCATTTCGCCCTAGCCTTTGCTGCCTTCGCTATTTTATCCCGCATCTTAGACCATTCTTCATCCCATTTTGCTTCTCTACTCGAATCTTTCGCCGAGGCAGGCATGTTCTCCTTATTTTCCTTTTTAGCGCGCTGGCGGGCTCCTAACCCCTCTTTATGGGCCAACGTGGAGAATGTCTTCTCTCGACGTGCTACATTCTTTAGGTCTTTTTGCTTTGAAACCATTACATAATCCTTGTGCTTTTTGGAAAAGGAATTGGATCTCCCTTTATCTCTTCAAACGTTATGGCGTTGATCGGCACCCAATGATAAGCTTTAACGTCCATGGCCCATAATGTGCCTTCATCGTCCTTACGCCATCTATCACCTTTTCTTATGCATTTAGGGGGTTTTGCCCCGGTCCACGTCATCGATCCCTTTCTCATACATCACCGCGTAGGTATTTTCTTTTAAATAAGTCCAAGCCATTTAACACAATTCCTAATACCCATAATACCTGTTCACGGCCTTCAAGTCATTGTCAGCGCTGCTATTGTCATTTCTTTCTAAGCCCTTCAACCCGACAGCCAGATACCTAAACGCATCGGCGGCATGACTATGCTCATCGTGTAAAGGTGTGTTTTTGTAGCAACCCAGCCTATCATCCCAGACCTTTTTGTAAGCCTCAAGATGCTTGAAACCCTTCCCCGTCTTTTCTTCGTCAAAGACACATCTTGATAACATTCCTCGAACGGCCTGTATCCCTTCAAGCTTATCACACTCCTTGAGTTCCAATATGACAATCTTGCCGTCGAGGAGCGGTGTAACATAGTCAATATATTGCGTCTTAGCGCCAATGTCGCGTTTTCTTGCATCATGAGGAAAGATATGGCGTCCAAAGCGGTATAATCTTTTGTTAAGCCAGTCACAGTAGTGCGCAGCTCCCTCATCCCAGTTTTCGTAATAGTTGATCATTGAGACTTGCCCACCACGATGGACCTGAAAACACCATATAGCCGTAAAATCATCAAGACCAATATCCCAAGCGGTATGGACAGGCAAACTATCATCATATGGAACAGAGCACAAATTACCAATGTTCCTAATTTTGCTAAGTTGTAAGCCATAGTATAAACCTTCGTTCGCACTTTCAAAAGCCTCCTTTGGCGAGGAAGGATATTCCTGCTTCATAGCATCGCCAAGCATCCGCATTTTCATATCAGACCAACGCCGTTGCTCTTCATCGATCTTGCGCTGTCTTTCTAACTCAATCCTATCGAGATATTCGTTCGTTTCCTTGCTCACAATGATTGACTCGCTTGGCTCTCGGTATCCGGGCTCATCGTACCAGGGAAAAAAGAAGAAACGTTGCTGCATTGGGGACAATGGTAATGAGGACATCGACAAACTTTCGGATCGCTTGGCGAATTCGTAGAAATATCCTTCTCTTCCTTCAGCTGTAGACTCGATTGCAATGATTTGGTCGGTAGATACTGTGTTAAGACTTCCTGTGACGATTTCCTTAGCAACGTCCGGAGATTTAGTGCAGATCTTACCGAATTCCGAAATGAGAAGTCGCTGATATGTTCCAGAACGAAATCCTGTAGAGACGCGATAAGAACTTCCGTTCTCAAAAGCCAACTCTCCAGATCGGTCATTTGTTGCTGAGTTAAATATTCGAGTCCACGTGGGCATTCTGTCATACGCGTACTTAACCTTTTTTTTGAATATATCCTCGGCATCTTCTTTGCGATGCGCAATGATGCCCGCATGAGTATTACCATGCCAGAAGCAATCATCCAAGAAGTTTATTGAAAAATAGGTTGTGACACCCAATTGCCTTGCTTTGAGCACAAGCATTTGATGCCATTCTTTTTCATAGAGTTGGATTTGTGCCCAGTTGAGATTGAAAAGAACCTCTTCGCCACTTTTGTTTGTAATGTAATAGAGATTCGACAAGCGCCATAGCTTGTCATTTAGCTGATCCTGAGTAGGGATGTACTCATCAAGCATGCTCTATTCGCTCCTTGGCTATCTTGGCGTATTCCTCGCTTAATTCGATGCCGATGGCATTCACCCGTTGCCTTTTGGCTGCAACAAGCGTGCTACCGGATCCAGCGAAAGGGTCCAAGAGTACGCCATCTTTAGGAGGCATTACGAGCTTGATTAGGTATTCCATGAGAGCGAGAGGTTTGACGGTGGGGTGATGGTTTTTCATTTTACTATTTTTATCCGGGTTCATCATATTTCCTGGGCCTTTCAATGAATTTGCGCATTTTGTCCCATTTGCCACGCCTTTCTCTTGTTCCTCAAACCCCTCTAGCCCTTCATTCCTTTCCCTGCTCGATGCCTTGGCGCAGTAAAAAAAGCGGGATGCGCCGCCGGAATCGTTGTGACCGCGCTGTGCTATTCGCTTTTTTCCCTTCCACATCCCGCTGTCTTTTTCTGTAGGATTCCAACCCAATAATCCAGATTTACTTTCCCCACTCATTTCATCCAGCGCCTGCCCCGCCTCCTCGTCGAGGATGATGTTAGCTGGCCAACGGCCGAGGTCGGAATTAGTCGGAATGTAAGAACGCCCCGGGGTATACATTCCCTTTGCTTCGTTTAGAAATGACTCCCCACGAACTTCGCCGCGAGATCTTTTATGCTCACCGTTAGACGGGATTCTACACGCATCAATGTTAATCCCCGCTACTCCCCATTTCTCGGCATTCTGGGCATATGTTCCATCTAGTGGTTTCATCGCGACGATGATAGGCTCATATGCAGGCTTAAGCGCTGTTCCGTAGCCAGCCCATTCACCGCCTAATTGCCTGCCGAAATTGTGAGACTTGGGAAAGCCTGAGCCATATAGCCACATGATGCAGTCTCGTATCTCCCATCCTGCATCCTCGATAGCGCATGTGAGTCTATGATAGGTCCTGGTGCCTCCGAAACAGAGCATGATAGCGCCTGGCTTGCATACCCTCAGAGCCTCAAGCCAAATAGCCTGCGATGGAAGCTGATAGTCCCATTTCTTACCCATAAACGACAAGCCATAGGGGGGATCAGTCACAATGCAGCTGATGGAATCGGAGGGCATTCCTCGCATCTTGAGGTGACAGTCGCCTACTATGATCGTCTGTGTATCTGTGCGTGGGAAGAGTTCTAGCTGAGCTGACATGTAGAGCCGCTTTATATCATTTATGCATTTTCTTGAGTGTTTCGGCTAGGTTAGCCCTTTTGCGAGTGGTAGAATTCTTACCGTGCTCAGCTTTCTTAAGCTTAGCAGCTGGAATTTTCTGACCTTTCTTGACTCCTAGGGTCTCCCTGAGAGCGCCTGGCTTCTTGATCGCCTTTTGTATCCATTTCTTCGCCGCCATAAACCTCCTTTAATGCCTTCGCGTATGCTCTACAATACAAATCCACATAATCAGGGAGCGGATCCACCGTAAGCACCTGCTCGGTCACTGTCAGCCGCGTCCCGAAGCACGGGTCCACCATAAGAATTCTCCCATATGTCTAATTGCCTTGAGAGATACCAAAGAGCCTTACGCAGGTCCTGTATCTCGTTGTCTTTCTTCCCGGCCCTGAGGATGTACTTCACCGCGTTGCCAAGGTGGAAATTCAAACCGAAAGCCTCAATGACGTGTATCGCCTCTAGTCCGCTGTCAGAGCAATAGTGAGAGGGATGATTTACTGGATCATTCATAGCTCAACCTCTACATGCTCTGTAGTTTTTATTGCCTGACCAACGACCTTTACGGAAAAAAGAGTAAGCGACCTTATCACCATCAGGTTTAGGACTCGTAGGCTTATCTTTAAGCCAGTTCGAGTTTATTCGTGACGTATTGCGAATGCTTCTACAGTTCTGTGAGCAAAATTTATGACTAGGATGGGGGGAACTAAAGTGATTTTCACACACTTCGCATCGCAGATTATGTAAAGTCATTTACGCCAGTGTCCTTTTGTTTCTGTTGACCTCTTCGAGAACGTCTTGTTTGTACTGAAATGGATACAGCCAATGCAGAAGATGAGTTAACGCCTTGACCTTACCGTGCTCTGATAGATCATAGGCGACAATCACCATTACTTAGATCTACCCTTCCCCACGCTCGTATTGTGGTGATATCTTGTTTTGACCTCGTGCACAGACTTAGCGCCCTTGGGAAGTTCCTTTTTTTCTCGCCGTCGCCGATTTTCCGACGTGATGCGGCCCAAGGTCTCTTCAGCATGTCGCTTACTCATCTGTTCCATACTTTCTTTTTTAGATACCGTTTTTGCCATTGCGATATTGCTCCTCTATCTATTGCATAGCCTTACGTGGGCGTTCTTTTGTTTCGATTGACCTCTTCGAGGACGTCTTGTTTTGCTTGCTCAATGGCTCTGGCTTCCCCTTTAAGGGCGGCAGCT